TCAATCTTCGTGGGGGTCCAGCTTCGCCATCTCCTGATGCAGTTTTCCAATGTCGGCCTGAATATAGATATCACTGGTGACGTCAAAATCCGCGTGGCCAAGAATCTTTGACAAGGTATCGTTGTCGATCCCCAGACTATGCCCCCGCGTGGCCAGCGTATAGCGGCAGCTGTGCGGGTTCATTCGGCGCTGTTCTGTACGAATACCCAGACGCTCCAGCGTCGGATAATAGTCGCGCTTTCGGAAGTTGTTACCGTTAATATTCCCGTCGTATCCGGAGAGGAATAGGTCTCCGGTTGCCCGCTCATAGAAATACTTCACAAACGGCCGTATCACACTCAAAATGGGAACGACGCGGTTCTTCCCGGCCTCCGTCTTCTCTCCTCCGATGAAGACCCAGCGCTGCGTATCTACGCCGCTCATAGGCATGTCCAGCAGCTCCTGAAGTCGGAAACCCGTGTACAAGAAAATAGCAATGATCTTTGATGTCTCATTGACGGCGGCATCAGCCAGCACCAGGTTTATTTCATCTTCCGTAAACACATCCCGCTTCACAGTTTTTTGCTCAGAGAGCGACAAAAACTGAGCGTAATTGCGGTCGATGATATCCAGCTCCATAGCCCGCTGGCAGAGAAGACTATACATGCTGCGAATTTTCTCCTGTGTTGATCTGGAACGGCCCTTCGCAATTTCAGAATCAACTAGCGGCTGGATGGTGGTGGTGATGTCTCGCATTTTTAAGCTCTTGACGGACTCAAATTTTGACCATGCGAGGTCATAGGTCTCCTTGCCTTTGTCTGTCATCTTTGGGTAGTCTTTTTCTTTCCAGATGTCGTAGAGATCTTGAAGCGTGAGGTTGATTGTATCGGCAAGCCGACGCTTGCCGTTGAGTTTATCCAAGAACTGCTGAGCAGCCTCCATGGACGGGAAGTCCCCCATCCTTTTCCCACTTTTCTCCACGCGGTAGGGTTTCCTACGGGGCCTATCGATCATTTTGCGTATACACCCAGTCCCATTAGGGCGTTTTCTGCGCTTTCGTTCCTTGCGAATCAGCACCTTCCCGCAATAGCAGCATAGCGCCGCATCATCCGGTATGTCTCTTTTGCATTTTGGACAGTTCATTGTTCCTCCTGTGGTTAGCGCCGCCCTTCCGGGCGGCGCTTTGGTTTACTGTGCCTTTTTCAATTCGGCGATCTCCTGAGACATGGCTTTGATCACGGACTTCATGAAAGCCATCTCGTCCTCCAGTGCCTCCACACGGTTCTTGGGGGCGAGGGTTGCCAGCAGGTTGGCCTGTCCCTCGGCCAGGGCCTGAAGATGGGGAAGGACGACGTTCTCCTGCGTGACCTCAATCTTTACTACGCGGTCCCGCAGGTCGGATATATCGGTTTTCATGTCAGCCATATCCGTCTGGATGGTTTCAAATAGTTTGGTGTGCTGCTCCAGAATTTCTAAAATCTTTTCTTCGTTGTTCATGTACAAATCCCTTCTGCGCCCGGAAGGGCGACGCTTAATCCTTTAGAGCACTTTCATTTATATAGATAGACGCTGTCACTGGCTCTCAGAATCATCGGGTGCAATAGTAAAATAGTTAAAGCGTCCGTTTCCTATCATTCGATAGCTTAACTTTGTACCATTAACGCTACAGTATGTTTCATAATGATTTGAAGAGGTGTCCATAAGATCTAGGTCATCCAAATCTGTTTCATATGTCTCTGGAGAAATCATGTAGCCCGTAGTACCCAAGAGCAACCCAACGGTCTTTAGCGCATTTTCACGGGTTCCATCCCAGTCATAATGAATTTTTGTAATCAGTCCATCATCATTCGTTGTTATAGCCAAACACAAGTATAAGGAATCAATATCAATTCCTTGGTCAGAGTTTTCAAATTCCGGGATTGAAAGATACCGACTGTCATGCTGACTTTCCACCGCTTCATTTAACGTGTCTATGTATTCTTCCGGAGTTATATTATACGCGTTATCTGAGATGTACATAAGGGGCTTGTTTCCAGACCCGCAAGCCGCCAGAGAAATAGATATAAGTAATGCCAGTGCAAGAGACAAAAACTTTTTCATCTTTTCCTCCTTGTGTCCAATTCGGACACATTTTATTTTTGTGTGCTTTTTTATCCAAATATGGTAAAATAAGCACGCGCGCAGTAATAAAAGCTATCGGTGGCTGTGAAAGGAGTCTATTATGTCCAGCGCCGATTACGACAGAAAGATCAAGGAGCTGCTAGAGCAGCTCACCCCGGAGAGCAAAGAGAAAATCATTGCATGGATATCAGAAATTCCATCTTTTCAATCAGGGCTTTCTTCTGAGCAGGCGACAAACTGGAAGCTAAATTCATAATGCGCGCATCCAATGGATCACGGGACTCACCCTCCTTTGCGGGGGTGAGTTCTTTTTTTTCGGCATCAGGCTGCTCCCCCAGCAGCTCGCTGGTGGTAGTGCCAAGATATTGTGCAAGCATTTGAAATTTTTCAACAGATGGGGTCCGTCCTCGCTTTACGTCTGACAAGAAACTGCCACCAACACCGCTTTCTTGACAAGCAACGGTTGGCGGAATGCCCTTGCTTTTGCAAAAAATTTTGACATTTTGCACAAAAATATCCTTGTCCATAGGCACCACCTACTTCTGATTTTTGGATACAATGACAAATATACGATATTGACATTATTCGAGATTGACAATTCGATATTGCGGATTTGTATTATAGCTACAAGGCGAACAGCTATAGACGAAAGAAAGGAGGCGAGCTTCGCCGGAGGACGCCTATGGTTAATTATTTACTCTTTATAGCGAAAAAAAATAAAAACTGCGAAAGGGGGTGAGGGGATGCAAAAGGGTTATGGAAAGCACGAGATCATCGTGAACATACAGCCTGACAAGGACAGCCTGATTGGCAAGCTATTGGAAATTAGTGACAAGGCGGACGAGCTGTCTTCCACAGCGAGTTCTTTGATTCGGGACCTGCAGGAAACCGGGGATGAGAGCTGAGGCAACATGCCTCAGCCCGGGGCATCAAGGCAAGTATTCAAGGATTGCTTTCTTAAAAGAGAGAAGTGCATAAAGCGTCTGTTTTGAAAGCTCAACCAATTCGCCCTCTGTTATTTGACGCTTGCCATACGGATCGGAGGCTATGCATGTTGTGTCTTTCACGTAGGACTTCAGAGCCTCATCCAACTTGCTTTCCAACTCTTTCTTAGTCACCATCACCACTCCCCTGACAAAATTAGTTTTTAACTATTTTATCACCATAGGGGGAATGTTGCAAGTCCCATTGAAAGGAGGAAAAACGTATGCAAATCAAGCGACTGCGGGAAGCCGCAAAACTAAAGCAGTATGAGCTGGCGGAGCTGATGGGTGTCAAGCAGTCATCCGTGTGCGCCTGGGAGTTAGGTCAAGCCTACCCCAGTGCGGAAAACATCATGAAGCTGGCGCGTATTCTGCGCTGCTCCACGGACGCGGTGCTTGGCTATGACAGCGCCAGCGCGTAATATCCCAATCTATCCCTGCAACCCAAATTTTAACCCACAGGAGGGAAAGAAACCATGGCAGAGAGTGTCAGAAACATCTATAAAGTTTGCCGGGAACAGGCCGGTTATACGCAGGAACGCGCCGCCGAGCTGCTGCCGTGCTCCGTTCGGATGCTGGCCCGGTACGAAAGCGGCGAGTGTGCTGTGCCGGATGATCTGGCGTACCGGATGGTGCGGCTCTATAACAGCCAGTTTCTGGCCGTGGAACATCTACGGCATGTCAGCCATCTGGCGCAGGAGATTTTACCCGAAGTGGACGACTGCACTCTCCAGACGGCGGCCATCCGCCTGGTCAACCGGGTGCTGCGCTTTGCCTCGAACCACCGGGACCGGCAGCTGATGGAAATTATCGAGGACGGTGTGATCACCAGCGAGGAGCGCCCCCTGATGAATGACATCATGGCAGATATCACAGAAATTATCCGGGCCTGTACGGAAGTCCGGATTGCCACGAAAGGAGATTAAATATGCAAAAGACTATTGAAACCATGACCCTCAACCAGGTCACCCAGCGGATGCGCAAGCTCGGCATCAAGACGTCAGAGGTGCGCATCGGCACAGCCATCCAAAACGGGCAGTATCCATGGGCGATCTGTATTCCCGGTGAGAAAAACTACTGCTACGAAATATACACCAAGCTCTTTGAGCAGTGGGTAGATGAGCGGGCCACCCTCATTTCGGAGGATGCGACAGCATGAAAAGTACGCAAAAAAGAACCGCCTCAGGCTGGCACCCGAAGCGGCTCAGTTCAGGACTTGCGTCGAGAACAATTTCTTATTTTTATTATACCATGTTGGACCAGAAAAACGCAAGCCCTACTTTCGCGGGAGGGAGGTGCCTTTCGTGAGCGGGGTGGAGCTTGTATTTGTCACCATCGGGATTAGTTGGCTTGTCGGCCAGGGATTCCGGGTGGTGGATGCGATAAATGGAACGAAAGGGGCGGGATTGAGATGCCGGAAATCAGTGAAGCGCGGATGAAGGAGCTGGCGGACAACTGGAACGCCGAGACCAACGACCCGGAGACGGAGGAGTGGCGGGACGATCTGACGCCGGAGGAAGCGAAGATCGTCGCCGACTGGGACAACGGCTATGCCGTCGGTGTACATAAGCTTTGTCAGGACATCCTGGCTCTTTACCGGGAGGGCGAGCGGAATGCAGGATGAAAGCGCAAATGGAGCCTATTATGCAGTGATCACGGCCCCGGTCATGTGCGACGCGCATCTGCGGCCTCGGAGCAAACTGCTGTACGGGATTATCTCATTTTTGTCCTGCCAAACTGGATTTTGCTATCAGCCCAACAGTGAGCTGTTGAAATACTGCACATACATTGATGGTCAGTCTGGAGAACAAAACTCCATCAGTGAGCGGACGCTCCAGAGCATGCTGTCGGAGCTGAGGGAGCACGGACATATTCGGATGGACACTGGCCCATGCCCGGTAAAGAGCGGCGGATTCAAGACAGGTAGACGGATATTTATTGGTCAGATTCTTGCCCCGATGCCATCAAACGGGAAGCCCCAAACAAGGGGTGAAGAAAATTTCACCCCCCGCAAAAAACTTCACCCCAAGGGTGAAGAAAACTGCACCCCATACAATATACGTAATAAAAAAGAAAATACCCCTATAGCCCCCAAGGAGGTTTTGGACGCCATTAACGCCTATGTCGGAGACGATCCAGAGTTCCTGTCTGCGTTCACTGGGTTCCTTGAGTGCCGGGCAAAGCGTAAGAAGCCGCTGCTTACGGAGCGTGCGGCTCACACGTTAATCAGCAAGCTCAAACGGCTTTCTCCCAGCAGAGAAATCCAGATCGCTATTCTGGATAATGCGACCGAGCATAACTGGGACAGCGTGTATCCCCTGAAATCGGACGAGCTTCCGGTGAGGACACAGGCAGCACCTGGGCCTGACGATGATCGAAGGGGGCGATTTCTGTGAGCGAGGTGCAGACCAACGCCATGCTGTCTCAAACCATGCTGGACGCGCAGCAGGGCGTACTGGGTTCCATGCTGATCGACCCCGACACGGTAGGGCCGGTGCTCAGCAAGGTGCAAGCCTCTGATTTTACGATCAAGCAGTACCGCACGATCTTCCAAACCATTCAGGCTCTGTTCCGAGCCGGGAAGCCGGTGGATGGCATCACGGTCAGCGAAAATGCCGGGTCACAGTTCCGGGATATCCTAGTGCAGTTAATCAACTGCACGCCCACCGCCGCCAACGTGGACGAGTATGTGGCGCTCCTGAAGCGGTCTTCCACGCTGTACTATCTCCAAGAACTGGGGACGCAGCTCAGCACGGCGGACACGCTGGACGATGCGCAGGTGCTGTTGGACAAGGCCATGCAGACGCAGGTAAGCAAACCGGGCGTCCAGTCCATGACATTTGCCGAGGGTTATGAGCAGTTCTTTGACCGGCACGACGGAGAGAAAAAGCCGGTGTATCTGAGTTGGGGCGTTCCGGTTCTGGATGAACGGGTCTTTGCGGAGCCGGGTGACATGGTGATTATCGCCGGTCGAACGTCTGACGGCAAGACCGCCCTGGCATTGCAGTTTGTAGCCGGGATTGGCTTAAAACACCGGGTTGGCTACTTTTCGTATGAGTCCACCAAGGACAAGCTGTTTGACCGTCATGTATCCAACGCAGCCATGCTCAGCTATACAACCATCAAGCGCAACAACCTGTCCGAAGCGGACTACAATGACCTGCTGGAGCTGAAGGATAAGCTGACGGCTCCGCAGGTGAGGCTGATTGACGCTGCGGGCATGACGGTACTGGACATCCAGGCGTATAGCCAGGCTCATCACTTCGACGTGATTGTTGTGGACTACCTGCAAAAAGTAGCATCCCCGTCTTGGATGAGGCGGGAAAAGGAATATGACCGTGTTACGGATATTTCATCGTCCCTCCAGCAGTTCGGTCGGGTTTCAGACACAACGATCATTGCGCTCTCTCAGCTAAGCCGAGGGGAACGAGATAAGAAAACCGGGAAAGTCCGCGATCCGGTTATCTCGGATCTGCGTTCCTCCGGGCAGATCGAGCAGGATGCAGACGTTATCATGCTCCTGTATCGGGAGGATTACGACGACAAGCAGAGCAACCGTATTCTTCAGCTTGCGAAAAACAAGGAGGGCGAAATCCTTGACAAGGTCCGGTTTAAATTTGACGGCGATCGTCAGACGTTTTCCCGTATCGCTCCCGGGGCGGACGAGCCGGTGCACAAGGTGACTCCAGCACCGCGTTCCGCACAAATTCGGATGGATGAGATCACCAGCCCGAGAACCACTGCCGAGATCGACGAGGTCTTCCCGCCTGACAAGGAGGGCAGCAAATGAAAGTCGGAGACACGCTGAAGTTGATACCTACGTTTGACACCACCTTCGGGATGCCGGGTGACATTGTGCCGCTGCCTGCCGAAGTCGTGTACATACACCCATCGCTCAGATTTTACACCGTGAAATTTACTACCGCCGGGGGCAGCTGGACGGAGACATTTCCCTGCACCCCCTGCGAGCTGGATAAGAAAAGAGGACGAGTCTACTATGAGGACGATTGCAATCATGAACAACAAAGGCGGCGTCGGAAAAACCGTGACCGCCATCAATCTGGCAGATATACTCGTGCATGATTACCACAAGCGGGTGGTGCTGGTGGACTGTGATGGGCAGATGAACCTGACCCGGTTCTATCAGCCGGAGTTCGACCCGGAGCAAAGAGGGGGATGCCAGAGTTTCGGTCAACGATGACGCTCTTTCCCAGGTGCTGAAAGCCCGGCCCAATCCCAATATGTCCCCGTTCCTCTGCGGGAAGATCCTCATGTCCAATGCGTTCTGGCGTGGCTTTGGTGCCTGCTGGAATGCGCGGGATGCAAACGGGGAACTGATCGAGCGTATCCCGCTGCCAACGGAGTGCTGCACCATTCGGAAAGACCGGGAGAACGGCACTTACTGGTACGACTACAACGTGGATGGGGTGCAGAAGACCTTTTCCTCCTATGAGCTCTCCTTCCTGTTCTTTGAGAGCTATGACGGCATCCACGGGCGGGGCATGCTGCAGCTGGCCAGAGAGGTCATTGCGGCGGATGGCATGGCGCAGCGGTACAACAAGAAATTCTATCAAAACGGCGCGCGGATCTCTGGCATTGTGGAAGTCGACACGGATGCCAAACCAGAAACACGGGACAAGATCAAAGAGGAGTTCAAAGGGTTTGCCTCAGCGGATGCGTTTAAGGTGGCCGTTCTGGACCACACGATGAAATACAACCCCATCGGCCTGAACCAGAGCGACGCCCAGTACATTGAGAGCCGTGGCTTTTCCGTGGAGGAAGTGAGCCGGTTCACCGGCATTCCAAAGTACATGCTGCAGACCGGGAAGGAGAGCTATGATTCCAACTCCCAGCAGCGCGTCGACTATGTGACGGATACGCTGGTCCCTTTCGTAACGGCGTGGGAGCAGGAAAACACCTATAAGCTGCTTACCCCGGCTCAGCGGAAGAACGGGTGGTATCTGCGGGGCAATGTATCCGTCCTGCTGCGGGGCGACGATGCGGCCCGGGCGAGCTTCTATCAGAAGATGGTTTTTACAGGACTCTACAATCCGGACGAGTGCCGGGCACTGGAGGAACGCAACCCCATTCCGGGAGGGCTGGGACAGAAATTCCTTGCAACCAAAAATCTGGCCTCGCTGGAGTCCATTTTGAAAGGAGAGGACAACAATGCCTGAAATTGAAATTCGCGGTACGCTGCTGGACAACGATACGGCGGATATTGCCCGCTGGTGCGGTTGGAGAGACCTTACCGCGCCCATGGACATCAAAGCGGCACTGGGGTCAGCCGGAGGCGAGGATATCACCGTGCTGATCAATTCCCCCGGCGGCGACATGACAGTGGGCAGCGAGATCCGTTCCATGCTGCGGCGATACAGCGGGCACACAGAGGCTCTCTATCAGGGGTACGGCGCATCGGCGGCCACCATTGCGGCATCCGGGTGCGATACCATCCGGTCAGAGCCGGGCGCGTTGCTTTGTTACCACAACCCATCCGGCGGCGATGAGGGCGACTATCAGGAAATGCAGCGGTATTCGGAGGAGCTGAAAAACGCCCGGGACGCCGTGATTGAGACCTATATGGCCCGAGCAGGCTTTCACATGACCCGTGAGGAACTTGTGGCGCTCATGGACAAGAGCATCTTTATTTCCCCAACGCAGGCGTTGGAATACGGCCTGATCGACGAGGTTGTGCAGATGGACGGTGTGTCCGAATCGGGCACAACCGGAACGCTGGTTGCGGCCTGCGGAAATACCATCCGCGTGACGGCAGCCATGCGAAAGCGCTACGCCGACCACAAAGCCGAGGAATCGGAACAGATCCAACTGAAGGCAAGACGCGCCCTGGCTCGCATCAGGTCGCTTGCAAGTTATTAATTTTTGAAAGGCAGGGAACAAAATGGATTTTATGGAGAAAATCACGGAGCTGCGGGCGCAGAAATCTGAGCTCGCGAAACAGTCCGAGCAGCTGGTCAAGGACGGCAAATTTGAGGAGGTCGATGCGTTGACGACCAAAATGGAGGGCATCAATGCCAGCATTGACTCGGTTGCAAAGTTGATGTCCGCCAGCAATAAGAACGCTCAGCCGGTGGATCTGGGTGACGACGGCATTCTGCACGACGAGGAAAAGCCTGAGCCCAAAGATGAAAAAAAGCAGATGCACCTGTTTGATTCCATCGGGGAGCAGCTGCGGGCCATCCGGGACCAGACGAAAGGCGTGGCGCAGGACAAGCGGCTGAAACAGATCAATAACGTGGTGCTGGGTACCGGGACCGGTACCGGCGAGGACGGCGCGTTTGCCATTCAGCCGGACTTTGCCGGGACGATCATGGAGAGCGCCGTGCAGCAGAGCCCGCTGCTGAACCGGCTGGATCGGTACACCTGCTCCTCCGCGTCCAATTCCGCCCGCTGGCTCCGCTTCGATGAGACCGATATCTCCGAGAGCGTATTCGGCGGAATCAAGATGCATTGGGCAGCCGAGGGCGGCACGGTGGACGCAAGCAAGCCCAAGTCCCGCGAGATGCGGCTGGATCTGGAAAAGATGATGGGCTTTATGTACTGCACGGACGAGATGCTGCAGGACACCGCGTTTATGACGGGCCTTGCGTCCACGGGCTTTTCTCTGGCAGCCGACCGGCTGCTGACCGCAGCGGTCATCAACGGAGACGGCAAAGGCAAGCCCCTTGGCATTATGAAATCCGGTGCGCTGATCTCTGTTCCCAAGGAGACCGACCAGGCTGCCGGAACGTTTACCGGAGCCAATGCAATCAGGATGCAGGCCCGGGCCATGCCCCGGAACCGGGAGCGCCTGTGCTGGCTGATGCACCCCGACGCCGAGGAGGAGTTGCCCTATCTCTCCATCCAAAGCGGCAACGCGGCCAAGTTCCTGTGGAACCCCGAGGGCGGCCTTGGAAACTTTGACACGCAGCGGGTGCTGAATAAGCCGGTGCTCTTCGATGACAACTGCGCGGCCCTCGGGACCAAGGGTGACATCCTGCTGGTAGACCCGTTCCAGTACATCCTGCTGATGAAGGGCACCGCCCGTCAGGACTGGTCCATGCATGTGGAGTTCCTGACCGATCAGCAGTGTTTCCGAATTGTGTGGCGCTGCAACGGCGCACCAAAGATTGACGCGCCGCTGACCATCAAGAACAGCACCAAGAAACGCAGCCCGTTTGTCACACTGGACACCCGCGCTTAATGAAAGGGAGGATCTAACAATGGAAAGAATCTGTGAAGCTCTGAAGCACACGGTGGCCATGGCCCCCGCGTCCGTGGCAGCGTCCACCGAGACGGCCACGTCCTATCTCTCTGCTATCGGAATGCCCGAGGTGGAGTTTCTGGTATCCACCGGCGCGATTGCCAGCGGCAAGAAGCTGACCGTGGCACTGTACGCCGCAGAAGATCCCGACGGTGCCAACGCCGTGAAGGTGGCGGAAAAGACATTTACCGCAAGCGTGGACATGGACTCTGCGGTGGCGGTGATCTCTGCCAGGGTGACCGCCGACCGCGGCGGCTACTACGCCGTGAAGTTCCAGCACGACTGCGCCGCTGCTGTGATCTGCGCCGTGACCATGTCCGGTCCCGTCCGGTATCGCCCGGCAAAGAACGACTGGACGCTGGTGATCTAACCATGGCGGAGCTGACGGACGCGCGGCGGGCGGCGCTGCTGGCGTACTGCCGGATTGATCTATTGGAAGACGGTGAGAAAGACATGGTGGACGGGTTTTATTGCTCGGCTGTGAGCTACATGGAGCAGGCGGGCGTTAGCGAGCCGGAGACGGGGACGAATCGACGGGCGCAATACGACCTTTGCATCAATTACCTGGTGCTGGACAGCTACATGCGGCGGGATATGACCATCACCGGTACCATTGTCGCCGAGAATCCCGCTTTCCGGCGGCTGCTGAATCAGCTGAAGCTCACCGAGCCGGTGCCCGATTTGGGCACCGGCACCGGGGCGGAGGTAGTGTGATGAATTTCATCAGCGCGGGGGATCTGAACGAGCGGGTGCAGGCGCGGGAGCTGACCTACGACAAGACGGAGGACGCCTGGTCGTGGCAGACGGTATGGGGAGCCTGGGTGAAAGCAGTGCAAAGCGACCGGGCAAGCTATTTTTCCGCCGTGGGCATCGGGGCGCGCAGCGTGACCTTCACCATGCGCAAGGCCAGCCGGATCAATCTGGGGCTCTCCTTCCTGTGGCGGGGACAGTTTTGTTTTTTGACCTCCATCACCGACGCGGAGCAACCGGGGATGGTAGAGGTGAAAGCGGCACTGTGCGAGACGGTGGAGTGCCGGAAGGACTGGGACAAGAGCCACGAGGGTACCCGGTTCCCCGGCATCTTGACGGAAAAGTACGTGGGACATGAACAATTGGACCCTCACGCGATGAGCGTGACGACCTATGTGCTGGTAACACCCAAGGCAATCGAACTCGCGGCGGGCTCTCTGGTGCAGGTGGTGGTCACTCCCTACAAGGTGCTGACGGTTCACACGCTGGACCAGTGGAAAAACGAGTATGAGATCGTACGAAAGGCGGATCTGTGATGGCACAGGAAATGAGCATTGACACCACGGAATGGGCCGCCTTCTGGGAACGGTGGAAACTCGTAATCAATCAGATCCCTGGCTTTAAGGAGGCCATGCTTGCGGACGTCGGGAAGACGATGACCAGCGAGGTCCGCCGGGCAGTGGCAGCTTCCGGTGTAAACGACCCACGCGGGCGCGTGCAGACCTGGCAGAACGCACACATGGGCAGCGGGCGGGGCTATGTGGCAGTCCGGGCGGACTCTGTTGAGGTTGCTGCCGGTTCCCGTGGCCGGGAGACGGCCAACGCCGGAGCGCTGACGAACTACCTGACCGCCGGGCATCAAGTCCGCCAGCCCTCCGGCCGGGTAAAGCGATACCATCCGGAGGCGCACGTTACCAGGACGCGGAGCTTTCAATTTTACAAAACGGCGGCTGGAAGCGCGGATCGCACGGCGGCGGACGCCGCCGAGGCGTTTTGCAAGCGGCTGCTGGGAGGGCTGAATGGATGATTACCCCTGATGATTTTATGACGGCCATCAAGGCAGCGCTGAAAAAAACACTGCCGGAGGATAAGGCCATCTATGACAATTTGGTGGAGCGGGACGTGGAGCGTCCCTGCACCATGGTAGAGCTTGTGACCATGCAGATCACGGACCTCACTCCCCGTTCCACCGGCTTTTTGTTCCGATACAAAATTACGAACTGGATTAACCCGGACGATTATGGGGACAGTGATTTTTCCGTTCTGGACCTGCGCACGCTGCTGATTGAGGGCATTTTTGGCGCGGGGTATCTTCGCGTAGGCGACCGTGCTCCGAAGGTGACGGCCTGCTCCAGCAAGCATTACCGGGATTACACCGAGGTGACGGTGGATTTCTCCATTGCCTTTGACCGACAGGAATTTGACCCGGCGGCGGTGCTGCCCCTTATGGAGCAGCTTGCGCTGACAACGAAAACGAAGGAGGACACGACATTATGAGTACTTTAGCAATGCCCAGCATCAACATTGCATTTCAGCAGGCGGCGTCCACGGCACTGGCCCGCTCCCAGAAGGGGACGGTGGCCCTGATCCTGCGGGATGCGGCGCTGGCGGACAAGACCTATACCCTCACCGCGCCGTCCCAGATCCCCAGCGAGATGGGAACCGCCAACCAGGCGGCGGTACGGCGGGCATTTCTGGGCTACGAAAAGCCCCCGAAGAAGGTGCTGCTGTACATCACCGACGTGGACGACGTCATTGCGGCGGGCTGTGCGGCCCTCAACTGGCTGGCTACCCAGCAGTTTGACTATCTGGCGGGGCCTGCCGATCTGACGGCCACGGAGGCGGGCGTGATTAAGACTTGGATTGTCACCCAGCGGAGTGACAACCACGCCGTTTACAAGGCGGTACTGCCGGGCCTTGCGGCGGACAGCGAGGCAATCGTCAACTTTGCGGCGGGCGGCATCGACATCGGCGAGACCGAAAAGCTCACGGCCGCCGCCTACTGCGGGCGGATGGCGGGCCTTCTGGCCGGGACGCCCATGCGCATTTCCGCCACTTTCGCGCCTCTCCCGGAGGTCCGGGACGTGGATCGCCTGACCGAGGCAGCGCTGGACGCAGCCGTGGGTACGGGGCAGATGGTGCTGTTTTGGGACGGGGAAAAGGTGAAGACCGGCCGGGCCGTCAACAGCCTGACCACCATCACCGGCAAGAGCGACAAATGGAAGAAAATCAAAATCGTGGAGCTGCTGGATATAGTGCAGCACGATTTAAGGTTGGCCATCGACGACAATTACATTGGGAAGATGGCAAATACCTATGAAAACAAGCTGCTGCTGGTGACGGCCATCACCGACTATCTCCGCTCCCTTGCTCGGGACGGCCTGATTTTGGACAATTTCACCTGCGGCATCGACGTGGACGCACAGCAGGCGTGGCTTGAGGAGAATGGCACTCCCACGGTAGACATGAACGAACAGGAAATCAAAGAGGCCGGGACCGATACCAACGTGTTTTTGATGGTAGCCATCAGTCCAGTGGACGCCATCGAAGACGTTACGGTCGTCATTCGGCTGTAAAAGGAGGATATCAAAATGCCAGATGGATTTAGAGTGATCAACGGTACGCACGGTGCTCTATGGGAGGACGGAAACGCACTGGCGGAGGTCAGCGCGTTCCAGGTGAAGGTTGCCAAAAACAAGAGCTCCCTCAATTTCTGCGGCCAGATGGCGGAGGACAGCAAGGTCACCGGCATCAAGATCACCGGGAGCATGACGCTGCATAAGATCTACACCCGGGGCAGCGACGACGTGGAGCAGGTACAGGCGGGTCATGACCTGCGCAAGACGCTGGTAGGTGCACTGAAGGACCCCGACGCCTACGGCGCGGAGCGGATTTCCGTGTATGGTGTGAGCTATGACGAGGTGACGGTGATGGACTGGGCCGCCGCCAAGGAGGGCAGCATTACCATTCCCTTTACCGCCACAAGCGTGAAATATCTGGATAAGATCGAGGTGCAGTGATGGAAGAAAAAATGAAAGAGGTCAGTGTTCTGGATCTGCTGCTGAAGCCGGAGCTGCCGGACGTGCGGAAGGTGCTGCCGGAAAAGTCCTTTAAAGTGGACCGGCTCAGCGAGCTGGCGGGGCGGGACGTGGTCTTCCGCCTGCGGGGGCTCAGCTACAAGCAGGTGCGCAAGACGCAGGAAAAGTCCGTGGACGAGCGGTCACTGGACATTGTGCTGGAGGGCTGCGTGGAACCGGATTTCCACGACAAGCGGCTGCTGTGCCCGGATAAGGGGATCGCGACGCCGCTGGACGCCATCTCCGCCCGGCTGACCTCCGGGGAGATCGACGAGCTCTCTGTGGAGATCCAGAAGCTTTCCGGGTACCTCAGAAAGACCCTCAGTGAAGTAAAAAACGGCTAGAGGCGGGGGGCGACCCGGAGCTTGACCTGCTGTACTACCTGTTCCACGCCCACCACTGGCCCGCGGGGGAGCTGCGGGCCCTGTGGGAGGCGGGGGACGGGTGGCAGGAGATCATCCGGGAGTTCGCCGCCTTTGAGTGCGAGCAGCGAAACAGAGGATAAAAAAGCCACCTCCCGGATGGGAGGCGGCAGGAGGTCAGATGGACAAGACAATCAGCCAAGCCACGGCGGCGGTGATTACGCCGCCCCAGAACAATACACGCAGCACCGGATCATTCGCAACAAGATCCCGGGCCTGTTTCCAGACAGAGGGCTTTTCATCCATGGTACCGCCTTCTTTCATACGTTTTATAATACCAGTATATCCCGGAAATGTAGTGATGTCAACAGAAACGAGGTGATCCGCATGGCGGAGACATCCATTGTATTCAAGGCAAACGACCAGATCAGCGGGTCCATGAAGTCCATGCTGGGCAACTCCAAGGCGCTGAGCAAACAATTTGAGGACCTGCAACGGAAGACGCAGCAGCTTTCCCAGAAAAACGATGCCTTTAATAAATCATTTGCCGAAATCTCCACACAGGCTGTGAGCGCAAAAAAGGCGCTGAAAGAGTCGGTGGAAGCCTTTAAAAAGACCGGCGACGAAGAAAGCCGTCTGAACTTTGAAAATGCCAAGAAGCAGTACAAGGACTTGACGGACGCCGCCAAATCCTATGAGGAGGCATCCAAGGACACCCGGAAGGCCATCCGGGAGACCCGGGAGGATATGCGGAAACTGGGTGACAGTTCCGGCGGTTCTGGAACCTCTGGCGGAAACTCCCCCGATGATATGGTATCCGGGTTGGGCTCCGGGCTCCTGAAAGCCGGATTGATCCGGGACTTGGGCAACAGTTTTGCGGGGCTTACCGGAACGTTGATTGAAAGTGCCGTAGGGCAGCCGCTGGCGACCACAGTCAATGAGACGCTTTCCGGCGCGGCATCCGGTGCGGCGGCAGGTGCACTGCTGGGCCCGGGCGGAATCGCGGTGGGCGCGGCCATGGGCGGACTGTCCGGCTTTGTGAACTCAGCAAACCAGATCTATCAGAAGCAGGACGATGCCTTTAAGGATTACTACAAGAATCTGTATGAGACGGGAGAATCCGCGACGGCGGAATCACTCAGCTCTGGGACAACCATTGCCGGAAGCCGGGAGCAGACGCAGATGGCATTTGCCCAGCGCTTCGGTTCCGATGAAGCGGCCACGGAGTATCTGGATAAGACCAGGGAGATGGCAAAGGACACCAACTATACCTTTGACGAGATCACTGGTTACTCAAAAAAACTGTTAAACAGCTATGATCCGGATGCGGTGTTTGGCGTATTGAAATCATTAAGCGATGCCAGCGCGGGGCTGGATTTAACCAGCAGCGACGTGGATCAGTTTATCTCTGGCCTGAGCAAGATGCGAACTACAAACAAGGCTACCCAAGAATACCTGAACTATTTCTCCGAACGGGGTGTTGACGTCTATCAGGCATTGAGCGACGCCACCGGCGCGAACAAAAGCAAAATCGCGGATATGATCACCGGCGGGAAGATTTCCGGAGAAGGCGCTGCAAAGGCCATTCTTGATTATATCAACCAGAATTATGGGGGGCTGAGCGACAAACTGGCGGGAACCTATGACGCAATGGTGGATAATCTGGGCGACGTGATGGACGAGATCAAAGCCGCCGGGGGTATGGGCTATACCGAGGAGCGGAAAAGCTCCGTGGACGCAGATCTGAGCGCCTATGGTGGTGCGCTGGGAAATGAGCTTTCAAAGCTGAGCGACGTCACCGGACGGGTGCAGGCTTACGGTGAAAACTTGAAGGATCAGTTTCAGCGGGAGGCGCTGAGCGCCGTTTTGCTGGGGCAGAAGACCTCCGCTTTCACACCGGAGGATGCGAAAAAACTGGAAGATTTGCGTTCACAGTATCAGGAAGCGGAGGATGCCTGGAACGGCGGCAGCATGGAGGCCGGGCAGAAAATGACTGATCTGAAGGAGGAGGCTGAGTCGCTGGCCACAGCGGCCTTTGAATCCAGCGATTGGTCGGAAAAGCTGCACGATGCGGAACTGGACCAGATCAACGCCACGCGGGAGCTGACCACAGGGCTTTCGGCGGCTACCAACGCGCTGGAGGTCAGTAACGCTTTCACAAAAGGACAGGCGGCTTCAAAGGGCAAATTTGATCCCGATACCATGAACGCGGGAAACTATAATCCCATTACCGACAGCTGGGACAATTATGAGGGCTCCCATGCCTTTGGTTTGCGGCGGGTATCCAAGACGGGGCTATATCTGCTGCACCAGGATGAGACCGTGAAGACGGCGGCGGAGAGCCGCGCAGGGAGCGGGGACGGCGGCGTCCATGTGGAGATTACCGGACCGGTCACCGTTCGGAAAGATAGCGATCTGGACGAGATAGCGGAACGGCTCTATCAAAAGATACGGATGGCGCAGATGAGAGCGGGGGGATGACGGAATGCAATTTTGTTTTCGCAGCGTGAAGACCGATACACAGCTCGCCATGCCCGTGACACCCGCCGAGTTCGCTGTTGAGTTCGGGCGGAACATCACGGTGCTGGACATGGCTCAGACCGGCGAGGCGGCGTTCCCGGGGCTCTCCGCCCTGTTTGATGAGCAGCTGGAATTCCTGCTGCCGTCCGAAGCCCGGAACTACACCCAGGGCGGCTACAGCGGCGACCCCTACGCCGTGGTGAAGACGCTGGTGGATTGGTCGGAGGCGGGCGAGGTGCTGCGCCTGATCGTCACGGACACGCCGGTGAATGTGCCGGTGCTGCTGGGGCCGGTGCGCTACGGGGAGCGGGACGGTACCGGGGACGTGTACGTGACGCTGACCATGCGCCGTTACCGGGAGCTGGCGGCGGAGACGGCAGGCGTTACACAGGAAACCGGGAACAACACCCGGTCCGCTGTCCGGGCAGCGCAGGCGGAGAAGACCTACACCGTGGTGAAGGGGGACACCCTGTGGGGCATCGCCCGGAAGCAGTACGGAAATGGGGCCCTCTGCTGGAAACTGGCCAAGTACAACGGCATCAAAAATGCCAATCTGATCTATCCGGGGCAACAAAACCTGCTAAGAAAAGTCAAGGACAAATCTTGGCAGGCTGAATAAAAATATGATTGTAATTTAGGCATAGCAAAGCAGACCATCGGCGAGCCGCTGGCCTAAGAAATAATGGTTTTTTTAGCTTGCGTATACCTCGCTTACACGGGCGTAATAGATGCGCAGAAACTTGTTGAGGGCAGCAATCTTTGCAACCTTCTTCGGCTTGCCTTCAGCCTCCTTTTTCAGCATATAAAGATATACTGCATTGTCTTGAGCCGGCTTTACTGTCTTAAGGCATTTCATTACCTCGTACCCGGTTTTCCGAAGCAGTGAAGACCCACGTTTGGAAATTTTACGTCGTGTACCCGTAAAGCTTCCTGATTGAAACGGCGGCGAGTCAATTCCAGCGAATGCAATCAGTGCGCTGCCGCTATGAAAACAGCGCACATCGCCAATCTCAGCAATGAGCCTTGGCACTAAGACGTCGCCCACACCGTTCATGGCACGAACAATATCGTATTCAGGCAAAGTGATTGCAAGCGCCTGCATTTGTGTTAAAATGGTTTCCAGAGTCTTGTTCACTTCTTTCAGGACTCTCACGGCTTCCAGCGTTAACATTTTGGTCGATGCGGCACTGGAGGGCAAAGTGGGGATACCATTGCAAGCCAGGGCGTAAATTGCTTTCGCCTTGGGTTCACTTGCGTGGTATCCTTTCTTTTTTGCCCAAGCACAATAACTATGGATGAACTGAACCTCGCTTTTTTTAGTAATGTTGTCAAAATGCCAGTATTCTGCTACGAAGTCACTAAGTTTGTCCTTTGTTGGTTCCTCTGAGCGCTTGCCGCTGAGCAATGTTTTTATCCCAGGCATGGTCCTGTCCAACAGATCGGTCAAGGCCAGTTTACACTCAATACGGATTGTAATGTAGTGTGCATATTGCCGCCCCAGGAGCCTAAGCTGCGCATATAACTCATCTGGCAACGTGTAGTCCGCGAGCTTAAACCAGTGATCAATTCCATAGTTCGCGATACGGACAGAATCCAATTTATCCGTTTTGCCTTTGCGTATTGCTGTTGAAGCATACTTTTTCATTGCCAATGGATTGATTACACTCACAAACATGCCTGCATCTTTGAAACTGGAAAGCAGCGGCAAATGGTATGCTCCAGTAGCCTCCATTACAATTCTGACTTCTCCTTCTATGGATTGAATATGGGATACCAATGCACGAAGCTCCGGTTCGGTGTGCTGTATTTCATATGGGGAAGCAACCACTTCTCCGTATGGCCTGAGAATACAGACGGTGCTCTTGCCTTTTGATACATCAATGCCTACGCTTGTCATGTTGAACCCTCCTGAATGATTGTTTTGTAATTGTAATCCCATCTGCACTTATTGCGATTCAGTTTGGTTCGTTACACGAAAGCCCGTATGGGTTTCAACCTGCCTAATCGAATGTTTACAACAAGGGATGGCTGACAGTTTTGTTGCCGGAGGCTTCGCTCCATAAAGCGCCACGCCAGACCAATTACTTCCCTTATTGTAAAAGAATAAGCGCAAATGTGAAACGCCCGTCGGCGTCCTACACTTACGCTTTTTATAGTACCAAAAAGCACCCCCGACGAGCTGAGGCTCGCCGGGGGCGTTGTATAAACATAATGCGTAATTAAGTCCCGTATAGAAACGCAGCGTATTTCTTATTTGAATACAAGACTATCCCCCATTTTGTTTCAGTTTGCGCAGTGCACGCAGCGATATATCAAGAAGAGTACTATCATACAGCGCAATAACCAGCCCAAGAATATCGTCCTGTTGTTTGATTTGCAGATAGTATACCATTACAGCATAACAGAGGACCATCAGCATTGTAAAAGATGGAAGAGATAAAAACCCCCAACTTCCAATGTTTCCTAGTTCCTCGGCTTTTGTGTTTACGTCATCCTGTATAATGAGAAGGAAAAACGTGACGAGCATCAGACATAATAAACCAGACATGGAAATTGATACCGAAAAAAGCGAAATTATCATACAGATAATGTAAATAGCAAAAAAAACAACTGATATGATAGAGAAGTAGCGTCGTAGCACAGCTTTGCGGTTCTCCTCCATTTTCTGTCCTCCTTAAAAGCAATGCTTAGCGCTTTGGATTAAAAGATACATTATAAGCGCCAGGCCAATTCAAACTTACGAACGGATGCGTATCCCAGCCAAGCAAAACCTTAGAAGATCCGCCGGAAATAGAATCATAAACAACAGAGAGTTTGCTGTACCTGTTTACATCATCTTTGATATTGAAGTCACTCAAGGTTTCAATCAGCTTGAGCCTTCTTCGCATAGTGTAAACATTTGGCGAAGTTCAATAATGTTCAGCATTAGCTCAACAAATCAGAATTAGCTTAACTGTGGATTATGCTCCGTGTGGACCCTGCCCAGAGCTTTCTATCAAGCTTTCAATTTTTTCTGCCGCAAGCTTATAGCCCCCGCACTGATGAAAATCTTCGGATATTTCTTCGGCGCCGTGTTTATAGCTGTCGTCATTCAGTACCGCGAGTATTGATTCCCGTATCGCAAGTGGGGAATCGTTCCGCAAGTACGCTCCGGCTCCCAGTTCATTTACTCGATAGGCCACGCCGCTCTGTTCCGGCGTTTGCGGAAACAAAACGAGCGGAACCCCACAGTACAGCGCTTCATTGACGCTGTTCATCCCGCAGTGGGTCAGAAAAACGTTCGCCTTTTGCAAAATTTCAATTTGATTTACGCTGTGTGCTATTGTGAAGTTGCCGGGAATGGCTCCCAGCTTCTTCGGATCGATGGTGTCTCCGACGGCAAGAACAACGTCTATATTCGCGTTCCCGAGCGCTTCCATACAGTTTATGTAAAACTCCGCCTTCAAATTATTGACGGTTCCAAGAGAAATATAAACAGTCTTTTTCTGCGGTTTCGATACATGAGATTCTGGCAGCTTTATGGATGGCCCCACAAAGGTATACTTATCCGAAAAGGTCTCCGCGCAAGGCTGGAATTTCGCCGATGTATAGACGATCGTGTTTGTTTCATTGTCGTTTGAAATAAGGGACAAAACATTTTTCACCGGATAGCCTTTATCGCGAAGCTGTTTTACATATCTATTGGCCTTTGGCATGGAACACAGCATACGGAAAGTTTGCGGCAGTGTCTGTTTCATTATTTTTGAGGAATAACGATTGAATGCAAAGGTCGTGGTAGAGCACATCAGAGGTATCCTGAGCTTCCATGCCACCAGCTTTCCCCATGTCGCCATAGAATCTGCCACAATGCACTCTGGTTTCCACTGTGCCATTTCGCGAATGATGGTTTCATCCATTGCAAGCGTCATCTTCACAATAATTTTTGTAGAAAACGCAATATCCTTTCCGATGCGTTCTCCGTCTTCTGGCGAAAGATGCATCTGCATATCATAGTCGTCGCAGGAAACGAAGGACGCTCCCGTCGATTCAATTTTTTCTCTTAGCGCATTGTAGGAATAGTATCGAACCTGATTTCCGCGGCGCACCAATTCCTTTACGACCTCCAGTGTGGGATTGGTATGTCCATGCGCCGGGATGCAAAAAAAAGCTATGTTACTCACTTTTGTCACCACCAAAGATTTCTTAATTAAACATACTGCGAAGCTCAAATTAACTATATATTAGCCAATATAATAGGAGCTTATTTCTTTGCTATAGATTAGACTTTTTCTGTATAACCGAATTTTTTTAGAATTTCTACAGCCATTTTAGCAAAAGATTTATTGTCACTAAGACTTAAATTGAATAGCTCATATCCTCCACCACAACCAATTACTTCGGCTGCTTGAATATGAGATGTTTCTGTCAACAGAACAATTAGATTGGCATGACTGCTACAGCGGGAATAGTACCTTTCAAAAGATAGCAATGATAAAGTGGTCTCGCCCAGAGTTCTAGTGCTTTCATAATCAAGTTCCGCATCAATTCTACTTTTTAGTATTTCGGACAACTCTGCAATACTTACTTTGCTATCATTGCATTCCGTCTTAATTACTGCACTAGACATTATTAAACATCCTTTTTATTCCGATTCATTGGGTTTGTTGCTTCACTAATCTAACTCCAGTCATATAGCCATACCTTAATTTCCCACTCAGTGTAAACAAACTGCGAAGGTGGCTCAGCCCTCATAGTCTCTGCTTTGCTCTGCCCTCTCCATTACATCTTTTACTAATTTGACAGGGAAAGCCGCGACTATCAGCCCAGTTCCAAATAGCAAAAGCCGGGACAATAAACCGCATTCCATAACAAAACCGGCATAAATTAATATAGCCGTAACACAAATAAAAATCATGGATATGGCACTAATTAATATATTGCGAATGATTTTTGGGGTTTTTTTTGATTTTATAAATTTAATAATAAATTCAAATACAATTTCCACTAATACTTCCATTTAATTTCACCAGACTTAACATTAATAATTGGCTCCGCATAGTGTAAACATAATGAGCAGTTAACATGCGTCCCCAAGTTGATAGGCCTTGCTAAGTTATTTGGCCCAAGAAACTTATGATGCAGAAAAGGAAAAAGATTAGCGCTCCTGTCGAGGTAAAGTAAGCCTTATATTTTCTTCCATCTAATCTTATTTGTTCCCGGAATTTTTTTAGTGTTGTTTTTATTGAAATTTTTTGTAGATTGATCTTCTGGCGAGCTGCATAAAGGAAAAAGCAAATAACACATAACATAGCGAACACAGTTAAAAGGAGATAATAACGGAAGGATGGTATGCCTTCGTAGAATGGAAACAGGTAGCCCATAGCCACATCAAAGCCGTTATGTGCCATATGCAGAAGAATGGGCCACAAAATGGTTCCAGTCCTGGCGCAGAGGATTCCGGCGCACAGTCCAAGTAAAAGAGCAACGAAGGTTTGAAAACTAATACCGTGTGCGAATGCAAAAATAACGGATGAAGTAATTACAGCAAACATCGTCCCATATTTTTCAGCATACTGAAAACCGATTCTGCGGAATATAATTTCTTCATTGACAGGTCCCAAAATGCAGGGGCCAATTATGGATAGAGTTAGATAAAAAAGGGACTCTGGGTTAAATTCGTCGGGTGAATATCTCTTCAAGAAAGGCATACTCAATAAAACAATTCCCCATTCGAAGAAGAAAAGAGATAATGTTAAAAAAATACTGTCAATAGCCGGCAGCTTAGGAGCTGTCCGTTTTCCAAGAATAATTTCTTTAGGAGTCGTGCGAAAAAGACAGCTTCCGAAAATAAGCACAAAGATTAGAATCAAACCTAGTACTAAAATGTTGCTCAAAGCATCCTCAAATATTTTTATTATGCTTTTTTGCAAAAGCATGATAATAATCTTAGATAATATGGAAGAAGTGAGGAAAAGAATTGTAAAGCGATTTGCAAAGGACGTAATCTCTTCCAAATTTTTTATGCTTTTTTGGGGTTCCATCTTACAATTTCCTCCATAAATCTTCCTTTCTACTCATAAGCCGCAAGGCGCATGTACGAGGGAGTAGGTTATTTGCTGTCACCCTTGGCTTTTTATATGCTTCTCATTATGGTACATATTTCTATTAGTAAGCCCGGTGGCCAGAAGGTACGGGCTTGTCCTTTGTTTATGGATAACTAAAAGCCCATTCTCGCCAAATATATGCTGAAATGGTGTAACTGCGAAGTTGAAGTTTATTCATGCCTGAATAGGTGTATGCATTGCACAATTTATTAAAAATGGCTTTTTAGCTCAGCAATCTTGGCCTTCCGTTCGAGATGATCTAACTCAAGCTTTGCCAATAAAATCATCTGATACAATTCATCATACCACTCTTCCAATGCTTCTTTCGCCATTTCAGCTATGTATTGCTTATAGTCCTTAGATTGCGGATCACAGTTATTATGACGCAAGTTTAAGTTGTTCAACAGTGTAAAGATATCATCAGAGAATGCTTTGTTAATACCATTCAATGTTGATCGTTTTGGTTCCAAGTCAGAAGCTAAATGTAACAATATCCTTTTCTTAGCTAATATATCGCCCTTAAGCGAATGATGATTATACTGGATTATTTGAAATGCTGTTTCCGGGGCAGATATCTCAGCAGCCGCTGTAACAGCGGGATCTTTTTCAGATATGATTACCTGCTCTTTATCCTCAAAATAAAAAGCGGCATAATTATAATGTTCTAAGCACATATTCATATTATTTTTCAGATTAAAGAAACCCGGATAATATAACAAACCATCGTCTGTCGTTCTTTTTTCATAGGCCATATAAAAAAAGTTATATATAATTTCGATAACAGTTAGAAAACTCTTGATATCATTTACGCTATGTCTATATAGTGATTCAAAATCAAGTGTTTTTAGATAGTCATCAACATCTATAAAACGCCCACGATTTTTCCAATCCTCAAAACAATATTCATCTACGAAATCTTTGAGAGTATAATTAACCGGGCCTTCAGAAATTGCGACTTCTTCATCAAAAAGTCTATTTAATCTTGCGAGTTCTTCTTTTATATCCCATCTCGAATCAAGCAATTCAAAGATGTTTTTCCGTGCCATATGTAATTACCTCCATTTATCTTTTAGGTAAAAATAGTACTCTGCTCTTTTGATTTGCTCAATATGGTACCAGCCTACTGCTGGCCGAACTTCGTAGTATTGCTATTAAGCGCCCTTCTAAAAGACTATACCAGTATTTTACAAAATTCAACTGTTTTTTTTAGATGATAGTGTGCTCGAATTAAAAAATGGCCCCAGAAAGCAGTGCTTTCCAGGGCGCTGCTACAACGGCAAAAAGCTGTGCATAACGTATAATATTTTGTACTAGGATTGAGGAGTGGCGATATGGGCGCATTTGTGGTCGTAACTAAAAATAAATGAATGCAAATAGCAATACGAAAAGTATTGGAAATAGTCGCTTATTTGCGCTTATTTGCACATATTTATTATTAAAACTGACTGGCAGTCAGGAGGTCAGCGGTTCGATCCCGCTATTCTCCACCAGGAAAATCACCGTAATGCTTGATATTGCAGGCATTCTGGTGATTTTCTTTTTTTAAAAAATGGTCCAAAAGAGAATAAGATGGAATGCTATTGCAGACCTATTACAGTTTCAAATTCTATTGGCGATCTTACGCAAATCATCTATATTAACGTCTTGATAATACCGCAACAATTTCCTCACTGGTGTATCCAATCAATTCCAGCTTGTCCTTGCTATCGGCTTCTGCCGCTTCATCAATGTGGCGAAGGTGTGGCGGCAGCTGTGCGGTGTGTATGTGTGCTGTTGCTTGCATACGTTGGGTTATCCAACCCCAGCGCGTCCAGAATACCGTAAAACATATCTCTGTAGCTTTTAAGGGACATTGCTGTACCGTCAGCCGTGCAGAATACCGTCTCAAGGTCCAGCAGCTCCGTTGGGCGAAAACGACCGAACCGTGCCAGATTGGTTCAAAGCATTTGATGGCCGCTTTATAGCAGTTCATTGTGTCATGCGTGGCTGTGTACGTTGGAAGTAACGCATCGTAAACTTTTTTGAAAGTGGCCTTTGCTTTCTTTTCGGACTTTGCTGATACTTATGAAATACCAATTGCGGGAAGCGCATTAACAGCATCCGGGCGGGGAGTAAAGGTTTTGGAAGCCGTTTCTCTTCGCCGCTTCCTATCTTCACTGAAATAGTAACCGATGGTTTTCACGGCAACGCATGAATTTCCTCTCTTATAGACGTTCCCTTGACCGTTCCCACGTGATTTTACATTTTGCTTAGGAATATCTTGTTTAGCACCACACTGATAGCAAAATGGCGCTTCCGGGACTTCTTGATGGCATTTTACGCAGATCATCTTATGCCCCCAATCATTGGTATAGTCAGAGGGCCATATGGCCGTCAAACACATCACCTCCGTAAACCGCCTCTGGTGTTGCTGCACTGGAGGCGCCTTTTTGGTACTATAAAAAGCGTAAGTGTAGGACGCCGACGGGCGTTTCACATTTGCGCTTATTCTTTTACAATAAGGGAAGTAATTGGTTTGGCGTGGCGCTTTATGGAGCGAAGCCTCCGGCAACAAAACTGTCAGCCATCCCTTGTTGTAAACATTCGATTAGGCAGGTTGAAACCCATACGGGCTTTCGTGTAACGAACCAAACTGAATCGCAATAAGTGCAGATGGGATTACAATTACAAAACAATCATTCAGGAGGGTTCAACATGACAAGCGTAGGCATTGATGTATCAAAAGGCAAGAGCACCGTCTGTATTCTCAGGCCATACGGAGAAGTGGTTGCTTCCCCATATGAAATACAGCACACCGAACCGGAGCTTCGTGCATTGGTATCCCATATTCAATCCATAGAAGGAGAAGTCAGAATTGTAATGGAGGCTACTGGAGCATACCATTTGCCGCTGCTTTCCAGTTTCAAAGATGCAGGCATGTTTGTGAGTGTAATCAATCCATTGGCAATGAAAAAGTATGCTTCAACAGCAATACGCAAAGGCAAAACGGATAAATTGGATTCTGTCCGTATCGCGAACTATGGAATTGATCACTGGTTTAAGCTCGCGGACTACACGTTGCCAGATGAGTTATATGCGCAGCTTAGGCTCCTGGGGCGGCAATATGCACACTACATTACAATCCGTATTGAGTGTAAACTGGCCTTGACCGATCTGTTGGACAGGACCATGCCTGGGATAAAAACATTGCTCAGCGGCAAGCGCTCAGAGGAACCAACAAAGGACAAACTTAGTGACTTCGTAGCAGAATACTGGCATTTTGACAACATTACTAAAAAAAGCGAGGTTCAGTTCATCCATAGTTATTGTGCTTGGGCAAAAAAGAAAGGATACCACGCAAGTGAACCCAAGGCGAAAGCAATTTACGCCCTGGCTTGCAATGGTATCCCCACTTTGCCCTCCAGTGCCGCATCGACCAAAATGTTAACGCTGGAAGCCGTGAGAGTCCTGAAAGAAGTGAACAAGACTCTGGAAACCATTTTAACACAAATGCAGGCGCTTGCAATCACTTTGCCTGAATACGATATTGTTCGTGCCATGAACGGTGTGGGCGACGTCTTAGTGCCAAGGCTCATTGCTGAGATTGGCGATGTGCGCTGTTTTCATAGCGGCAGCGCACTGATTGCATTCGCTGGAATTGACTCGCCGTCGTTTCAATCAGGAAGCTTTACGGGTACACGACGTAAAATTTCCAAACGTGGGTCTTCACTGCTTCGGAAAACCGGGTACGAGGTAATGAAATGCCTTAAGACAGTAAAGCCGGCTCAAGACAATGCAGTATATCTTTATATGCTGAAAAAGGAGGCTGAAGGCAAGCCGAAGAAGGTTGCAAAGATTGCTGCCCTCAACAAGTTTCTGCGCATCTATTACGCCCGTGTAAGCGAGGTATACGCAAGCTAAAAAAACCATTATTTCTTAGGCCAGCGGCTCGCCGATGGTCTGCTTTGCTATGCCTAAATTACAATCATATTTTTATTCAGCCTGCCAAGATTTGTCCTTGACTTTTCTTAGCAGGTTTTGTTCCATTTTATTGGGTTCTAATCTCAAAATATTTTTGCATTCCAACATCGTAGCAAGACGGGACATATATGCCACGGTGCTCTTGTTGGGCTTTTGAAAGAATCTCAAGGCGATCTATGAAAACGCCGGTGGCAATTTGATAAATCTCGTATTTTAGATTTTCCATGCGGTTCTTAATTACTACATCAGAGACACTACACTCCTCCGAAAGCTTAAAAACGGTATCAAAAAATATGGGCTTTATATACCGCTATCAAAAAATCAGAATCCGCTTCAGAAATGTTGTAGGACTCAAGCCCTTTTCTAAGTCGGAAAAATGCAGGGTTTTGCGTATCGTCCCCATCGCATGAGGTGGTGACGTTTCCTTTTTTTAGCCTCAGAGCAGAACCTGCGGATTTTCCGACAAAACTATCGTTTACGTCGATGCTTCAGTTCTGGGATTCATCGATTTCAGTCGCGGATGATGAAGATAGCGAGGATATAGCCGCGCTAAATAAATCGGAGGGTATGGCCGGTACGCAGTTGAGTATCGACGCTGTATTCCAGTGGAAACCTCGCTGATAATACGATTGACACTGTGAAAAGCAAGATCCCGTGGCTTCGTAAAATGTTTCCAACCTTTGTTGATAACTTCGGCAAAGAGAAGACGTACGGGGCCGATAAGACACAGAATTTCTTGAATGCCGTGCTAAATCCTATGGGTGTAAACTCCTATTCGCAGAGCGCCGTGAGTAAGGAATTGCAGAATGCCCGTGAAAGTACGGGGGATACGTCTTTTTACGCCGCAAAGAGCGCCGTCGGACCTCTGGATCCGTGGACGGGGAAGATACGGAACTTACCTATGCGCAGCGTCAGAAATTTCAGGCTAATTATGGGGCGACGTGCATGGCGAATATGAGCACAGATTTGACCATGCCAGCGCCTCTAAAATGCGGTCGCGGTTATTCTGAAAGTTGTAAAACACCAAGGCGTGTTCCCCGTGTAATTGCTCTATGACCTCCAGAAACGCATCGATCTTGCACCGATGGATCTCTGTCACGCGGCGGTCTGTATCGTATACCGCGCCATTAAACAGGGATGGGAGCGGGCGCAATGGGAGCAGCAGTCGTCGCAAGAGCTTCAAAAGCAGATCAGTGACTTTGCAAGGAACCACAGCCGAAATACCGCGCAAATCGAGCTGACCGTTATAAAAATGGTTTTTGATTTCGCCGTGGTAGCTGGAAATACCGCTGCGTCCCCGGCGGATAAGGTGCGGCTCCCAAAGCACATGGTGGCCCCGAATCGGCGCGGATCTTTGACGGACGAGCAGGAGAGGGCGCTGGTGGCTCTGGAAGACCACCTAAAAAGCGCCAACGGCTTGTGGGACATTCCACGTTTTCCGTCTCTGGCTACACGTATTTCCAAAAATCGAATAGGGCTGTTGTTCCCCGGCAAGGACGGCGGATTTATGCGGGCCTCTGAAACCCATTCCTTGTGGAAAGCTTACTGCCGGGAGGCTGGGTTAAATGAAATTCAGCAGACGGACAGCGTGGAGATCGTGGAGATATTCCCCATAACGCCGCATTGCCTCTGACACAGCTTCGCCACGATCTGCTACGAGGACGGAATAGACCCCCGATAGGCGGCGGAAATCGTTGGTGATACACCGTAGGTTCTGGAGGCGATGTACACCCATCTGCGGGAGGGCCACCGAAAAAGCGAGGCGGACAAGCTGGGGGAATACGTGACGGCCCTGGAGCAGTCTATTTTAAACGGGGAGAAGCACGGATAGTTTTCCGCAGAGTTTTTCACTGTGTAGATTTTCGGAAACTTTTTGGATTTTACTGTGTATTTTCTGTGTATTAGTTTTTTAAAAATGTGGTGAATTGTCAATAGAAGCGCAACAATGTCAAAAAGTGGAGTTTGCGAGTACTTCGGCGGGCGTTGCCCAGCCGAGGCATTTTCTTGGCCGGTTATTCAGAATGCTCATGGCGTCGGCGACTTCTTCCTTACTGATGTCTCTGAAGTCCGTTCCTCTGGGGAAGAATTCACGCACAAGACTATTCAGATTCTCAACGGTGCCTTTTTGCCACGGGCTGTGCGGGGAGCAGAAGTAAAATGGGATATTCAGTTCATCTTCCACCTGTCTATAGCAATCGAATTCAACGCCCTGGTCGGCGGTAAAGGTCAGGCACGGCATCGTTTCAGATACCGCTGCCAAAATTTTGTATACAGACCAGTTACTCTTTGCATTACGCAGAAAGAACAGCATGCAGTATCGGCTTTTTCTGTCGCACATTGAAAGAAGGCCGGAATGGCTATAATTTGCCGAAACGATCGTATCCAGTTCCCAGTCACCGATACGCTGACGCCTATATGCCTCTATGCAGCGTTTTTTCAACAACTTGATTCCGGGAAAGTGGCTGTGGTGCCTGCCCCTCCGTTGTCCCTTGTGGCGAAGTGTCACGGCAGCGGCCTGCTCCAGACGCCCCAGGCGAAGCCACCGATAGATTGTGGAATGACTGATACGCATTCGGCGATCGTTAGGATAATCCAGCCGAATACGGCCAGCTACCTGCTCCGGCGACCAGGTTTGCAGCAGATGCTTTCTGACGTAGTCGGACAATTCGGTATTTCCATACTTCCCGCCTCGTTTTCTATGAATTCTTGCGCGGTACAGTTCGTCTGCCGGGAGAAAGCGATAAGTACGGCATTGACCTTCCTGTGCGGAGGCATTTCGCTTTAATTCTCGGCAGATTGTGCTGGGGCTGCGGCCCAGCTCTTTTGCAATTACTCGGATTCGGCAGCAGTTTTTTAATAAAAGCGATAGTTTTTCCCGTTCTTCCAGTGTAAGATGATGATAGCTCACAGGGTATCCCTCCTGACAGTGTTGTCTCGACAACTCCACTGTACCACAGGAAGCCGTATCCTGTGAGTTTTTACTCTGTTGCACTTGTTATTTTAATTCACCATGTTTCAGAACATTTCAAACGACAAATTTTCAGGAGTCCAGCAAACCTCTGAAAGCACTAGAGATTTACGGATAAATGCAAAATCTATGAAAAAGCGATAGCGAGACTATAATTAAGAAATCTGTAACAATTCTCGCTGGCTTTGTTAATAAAACTCCTGTATATATAATACTTATAAGAGACAAACTTCTTTTCATCCAATCTTCCAAAGAATAAACCGGGCGTCATGTGACGTCCGGTTTATTCTGCTTTCAGGGATTTCATCAACCTAACGCATGAGCAGGTGCGGACGCTGGTATTTATCTACCAAGGCGGAGGATTTGAACGGAAGCGGCAAGCCGCAGGGATGGAGACGGCGATGCAATAAATGAGATTCCCCGAGTCTCACAAAATGGCAGGCCTCGGGAAATTTTTTATACAGAATTTACAGGATCGTGCTTTTGCTTTTAACGTCAGACGTATACTATAAATCTTGCAAGAGCTTTTTCTTTTCACTCTTTTCTCTTTAATGGAGCGGCCGGGCGTCGTGTGGCGTCCGGCTTGTTCTGTTTTCACAATGGCGGCGCGGCTCGGCCTGTATTCAATAGGCCATCAATTTGAGTTTGTATTATATCTGATTTCGCCTATTTCTATATTGCTGTATTCTACGCTGTCAAAATGGTATATATCCCCGGTTTCTTGGCCTCTTCCTCTTGCATCATACTTAAGGCATATTTCAATAGGCATTAATACGCCTGAATCGGCGTCTCTGAATAATGCACGTAAAATCCCAGCCCTTGAATATTTTTTGATTAGCTCTGGGGGCACGTAATCCTTTGCTGTTTTAATTACGTCAAGATTAAGCAAGATTAGACATTTTGGCGTTTCTCCGTAGTTAACCAAATTTAATATTTTTTCTTCTTCTGTTTGCGGCAGCTCGAACGTAGCATATCCTAAAAAGTTACCTGTTTTCCCATGATAAATTTCGTCAACCAGATTTGTAACCAGATTATACACTGCTTCAGCTCCTTCCCTGCCAGTATATTCAAATAATTCTTGATTGAACTTGCGGCTTTCCCACGTAGCCGACGGGTTCCCGCGACGCCCAGCAGGGCGTTTCGGCCTGTTCCTGGCACGCGATTTCCAGCATGAAAAAAAGCCCTCGAGAACTGTCAGGCATGAAATGACTCGCTCGAAAATTTTATTCCAGAATTTAAGCTTTTTTTCAGAATTTAGTTCTATCTTATTTCATAAGAAATAAGGAGGCAAAAGCAATGAAATTCAAAAGTACACTATCTCTTTTATGTGTCACAGGACTTATGGCAATGGCACTGGCCGGATGCGGAAGCAGTAGCGCAGGTACGGCAAGTTCCGTAAGCGCAGCAAGCAATTCTGCCAATACGTCCAGTTCCAGTGAGTCCGGCAGTTCCGAAATCATCGGCCAAGTGCAAAGTGTCAGCGATAAGACGATTACTCTGCTTCTGGGAGAGCTGACGGATGCCGGTCAGAATCAGAACGGCGCACCGGCCGAGCCAGCCGGCAGCAGTTCAAGCAGCGCAAGTCTGAATTCCTCTCCGGATACCGCACAAGCTCCATCAAACGGCCAGCCCGGCGGCGGACAGTCCAGCAGCCAACAGCCAAGCGGACAGCCCGATGGGAAACAGCCTGACGGGGCAAAGCCCGATGCTGGTCAACCTGGCGGCGGAAAGACTTTTACGGCGGGTACGGAGACGGTAGCCATTACGATAACGGATGACACGGCAATTAAAGTGGAAAGCGTCTCTGGAGAGACAGATGGATCGATAGACGATGTCAAAGAAGGCGCAGTTCTGGACGTTATCCTCGGTGATAATAACATAGCCACTACTGTAATTATCAAAAATGTAATGGCGGGTAATCCGGCGGCACCTGATAATGCAGGCACAGATATGCCGGCTGGCAGCAGTTCCGGTTCACAGTCTTCCAATAACTGAATTATACATAATGCACGCCCGTCCCCTCAAGGAAAGGCTGCTTATTAAAATTCGTCATACGCGGCGCTAGAGCCAAGAGCAGGCCCGTCTCCGAGGAGTAATTCCTTGGAGACGGGCTTTTTTACTTACTGCTGCCTCGGTCTGCTTCTTCAAATCCCGTACAATTCCCACACGCTGAGGCAAATGCCGATTATCTCATAAGCCATCGAAGAATACGGAGACAAACTAAGAAATGAAAAAAATTTCCGGATATTGTGGATGAAAGTATCCCTGGGGACGTTTGGATCGGCCTCTGGGTGTCCGCCAGGGGAAATCACAAGAATGCTGTGGAGGAATTTGCTGGAATGCTGGTTCGTACCCGGATGAAGGCGAGGGGGGATGCCCTTTACGAAAGCTATGCGTTGCGAAAGCCCTGAACATCGATTTTTTCCGGAAAAACAGGTCGCCATAATACTTCCGGTGGACCATGGAAAAAAAGAAGAGCAACTGGACTGAGTTAAAAAAGACAGCTTTACGAAATACCAAAAATATTAATTAATAGAAGGCTAAAAAATAGAAATTTGACAGGAATGTATAATTTTTGTTATAATTAATTCAAAATAATATCCTGATATAAGGAAACGGAGCGTGAGATAGCAATCAATCGAGCAGCAGAAAGGATGGCAACAATGAATGAAATACGTATGGGAATCGGATTTGCAACGGGCAGACGTAATTTTCGGAAAGTTTTATCGGCTTATATAAATACCTGGAAAGCTACGAAGGATGGCTTACCTGCGGGCATGGAGGTCAAACTTCATCTTTTCGTCGCATATGACGTTGAATATCATAATACTAAGTCTACGGACTATACGAATCTGCCCCAGGAAATTGTGGATGCTTTTGAGAGCGTTACGTTTGTCGGAGCGAAAAATACATTACGGAGCCTTGAAAAACTGCGGGACAGTAATAAATTTACACAGTCTGAACTGGCCGGTGTTTTCGGGGCGGGATATGCGGGAAAGCGTAATGCGGTACTGTACGCGGCGATAGAAAACCAGATGGATTATTTTCTCTTCCTGGATGATGATGAATATCCAATGGCGGTGACAAATAATCATGACACGTGTCTTTGGAGCGGCCAGCAGGTATTTATTTCCCACCTGAAAGAAATCCGTGATGCGGATTACACAAACGGCTTCCACTGCGGCTATGTCTCGCCGATCCCTCAGATTAGGTTTGACAGGGTGTTGGACGAGGAAAATTTCAAACTGTTTATTGAAGCCATCAGCAATGACATCATCAACTGGACAAGCATTAAAGCACTTATGAAATCCGGAGGCGTAACATATGCGTCGACAGATGTGCTGACCACCAACATAGCGGAGGATGTGCCGCTGATCCGCGGCTGTAAATTTATTTCAGGCGCAAATCTTTGCATCAATCTTAAAAATCCGCACAAGACACTTCCTTTTTTTAATCCGCCGGGTGCAAGAGGAGAAGACACCTTCCTGTCAACTCTGCTGAATGAGAGGACCGTGCGCAGGATACCATGCTATACATTTCATGACGGCTTTTCGATTTACCAGCATCTTCTGGACGGAGTGCTGCCTATCCATCTTTCGGCAATTACTACGGACTCAACTGTTGTCAATTCAAGATTCTTGAATGCGTGCATTGGCTGGGTTCGCTATAAGCCGCTGCTGACCTATATTACCGTACCGGGAGAATATGAGCAGAGGATGAAAATGATAAAATCCGCGCTGGAACAGACGCTGCCCAAATTGGCAGAATACTTTCAGGATAAGCGTTTCTTTAACATTGCGGCGGAATTTGATAAGTATTCTAAAAATGTGAAAAGGCACTATAATCAATTTGCCACGGCTCAGCGCACCTGGAAAAAAATTATGGATATCTTCTGAGCTTTTTCTTAATACATTGCTTGCTGCTTCCCGGTATTTGACGCTGTATGGACTTCCGGGTCGAAGCATTCTTGCTTAATTTCAAAGCCCGCCCTGCGCGCTAAACGGTTAGTCTGCAAAGTGGGCACAAAAACAAGCGGCAACCGGACGAATGTCAGGTACCGCTTGTTTTTGTTGTGCCAATCCAGACTGAATGACGTCTATAAATCGTATACTGGTGCCCATCTGCGAGGGGAGAGAAGCAAACTTGGCGCGGCTGTCCGGCATGGCTCCAGCCAAAGCTTGGTCCATGCCCAGACAGCTTTATACGTAAATTACCTGACGAATAATTGCGCAATATTGCGCAATTTAGTATTTTACTTTTGCGCAATATGTGATATAATAGTTCTAAAGCAATCTAAAATACTTTCCTATCAAAATCAAAGAATATGTCGGGAGGTAAATGATCATGAGCTATCCGAAAACGGGTAAAGAGGTATTTGTCAGCTTTTCTCTGTCCAACACGATGTTTTCCGGAATTGGCAAGGGAACCATTACCAGAGAGGAAGTCTCTGTCGACTACTTAAAGGAGCTGTTTACAAAATACGGTGTGGTCGTTTCGGCAAAGCCGGAACAGCGCAAGCTGCTGGAAGCGATCAACGAAATTTACGATTTGCAGTTGGAAATTCCGGAGAATTTGAAGATCATTCATCTCTCCGAAAAGAACCGCCGTCTGGTGGTGATTTCTGTGCAGGGGCTTAAGCGGTTCAACGGTTCCCTCCTGCCGCAGTATTCAGAAGAAGAATTCCAGGAGGCCACATTCAGCTTTGTCAAATATTACGTGCAAAGCCGTCATTATGATGACCTCATCGCCGAAAACGCAAAGCTGAAAAGAGATCTGGATGTCGAGATTGCCTGGCGTACGAGGGAATGCGAAATCTAA